CCCAGGTATCTTGACCCTCCTAGAGAGATCCAGGAGTGTAATGCTCTTGCTGAGCCAATATATGTGCTTGAGGTTAGCCTTTCCCAACCACCAATCTTTTCTGGTCTGCCCTTTCTAAAACGTACAAAGTTTCCGTCAACCCAGCCGTTCTCATTAGAATAGTCGGTTTCTTCTTTATTTATACCAGGCTTAAAATTAAATACAGTTAACGGCATAACCAGACACCTTTAACCTTGTTAAGCCAAACGAATAATAGCTGCGCTACTTGAAGCACTTGGAAAAACTACGGTGAAGTCACCGGCTGTGCTTGTCTTGTCGCCTCCAAAATCAATAGCAGCAATTGCTTTGTTGCCGTTAGTAGAGTTGTATAAAAGACAACCTCTAGCAGTAACTGTAGCAGTACCAAATGTAAGATCCGCAAAATCACAAACCGCCACACTACCAGACAAAGCTGGGGTTACGTTAGTGAGTGCATTTCCGCCAGAAGAATAGTTAGTTCCGCTTGATTGTCCTGTCGTGACAAATACAGTTGAACCAGCGCCTAGCGTTGCTGAAGATGTATAAAGCGCCAGCTTGATACTGTCGGCACCGTTTGTTAGATTATGCCCCTCTACAAGCAATTCTTGCTTGAAGCTGTTGCATATAGCAGATGTAATAGCCATGTTATAACTCCTTAATAATGTCAGCCATGTCTTTATGACCCTGGCCTCTTAATAAGTTTACCACAGTTGTTCGATCTGAGGCGATTCCACTGCGGATCCCTCTTAACACTATATCATACACTGTCTGCTTGAAAGCTAAAGCTTGTTGCCTAACATGGTCTGGAGCGTGCTCCGATATTCCACAAATTTTATTGGTTACTTGCGCAGCCCAAAATTCTGGGTCATGCCCTTTGTTTTCGGTGGTATGTACTCCCACTTGTCCTAGTTTTATAAATGCGTCTGTCATCCTTTAAATGGCTCTGGTGGCCTTGGTACTGTTTGTATTGTGGTTTTGCCTGTTTCTATCATCTGGTCCATTTCTGATTTATTGCAAACAAACCATTCGTCTTTATCAGGTATAGCGATCTTTGGGTCATCTAATCGGTGATAACCATACAGCCTATCTTCCATGGGCACGTCTGAATCTAATAACGACGACCTAGGGCTTACGCCTACTTTAATTTTCTTTTCTATACATTTAGATAACCAAAACTCAACACAAGCTCTGCCGGCCTCTGCAAAATGCAGATTGCCTTTGTAGCTAAAGTCTATGCCAAATAGATCTATTTGTTTGACGTTGTTCCAGTAAGCGAATGCCACAGCATAAGCAACCGTGTTGTTCATGTATGCGCACCTGGTGGCCGCAACAACCTCATTCACTGGATACTCGACTATGCCTGGCACGCGATTGTCCAGCTCACAAGAATAAATAGGTATTTGTAATTCCGGAAGTATTTTGCGCATGACATCGGTTTGTTTACCAGCGTCTTCGGTGTCAAAAAACCGACTAGCTGGGTCCATCATAAACAAACGATCTAATTGAAATACAGCAGCCGAGCTACCACACCCCCAGGTTTCGTCCCATTCAACAGAGTTTTCTCTGCCAATAACATAGTCTATTTGGGATGTGCCTAGGCCAATAAGAGCGACATGAGCGCCCTCAAGTTCTTTTATAGGCTCCATTAAGAAACGCCTTGTCGAAGAGAATCGTACCTATATTCGTCGCGTTGCTTTCTGCCTTCGCTTAGATTTTTCATCCTGGCTAATGCTTCTTTGAATCTAACCTCAAAATTACCAATAACGTCAGGTGTCTCTTTTAAGAAAACCGCTGCTTCTACCAAAGTACCGTAAAGCAATGCTTCTGGGTAATCAGTTGAAAGGACCGTTGTTCCTGAATCAGATCCAGAGGTTAAGCTAGTTGGTTTGTGAAGGTAATGGACCTCAACAGTGTAATTTGCGTCAGGTATTGGGCTGACTTCAAAAGCCGTGTCATCTAACAAGCTGTAATATTTAGGACGCCCAGTGACTGTAGTTGTAGGGCTGTATTCTTTAATAAAGCTTGAATGTTTGAAATCTAGATAATGGTATTTGTCGTTGGATATAACCGCTACGCTGAAGGGTGCGTAAAAATCAGTAGGCGTTGCTAAAAACCTATTTGATGCGCTCAAAGAGCCTTGCACATTTTTTCTTTGTACAGGCAGCTGCACATTATTAAATATGCGATCCTCTGCTTCTTTGATAAATGTATTTAAGTTAGATGTAAATGTAGTCTCAGTAGACTCCATATAATCTTGAACCGTTGACTTTAATGTTGCTAATGTAAAACTCATGTTATTTGTATGGTTACCTCCCCGACGCTACAAGATATTTCGTATGTCGTTAATACTGTTCCAAGTATACCATCTTGCACATTTGTGTACACCAAAAACTTATTGTTGTCATCTGAAGTATCTGGCCTGGCATTTTTTAAAGCTTGGGAATCTCCTGGAAACGCCTTGCGATCTAGCTGCGGATGTTTAGGTGACCATTGATCGGGACCTACTAAAAGACCATCCCAGGTCTTTTTCATATCTCTTAGCTTGTAACGAAATCCTGTAATGTCACAGATCCCGTAAGCATTTTTTCCGGTTGTCATTGCCATAATTAAGCAGAATTGTAACCGCTAAGATTAGGAGCGACCCTAAAACTTGATCGGTCTTCATCTTGTGCTTTGGCGCGGTCAAACTCTTCCTCGTATAATTGTTTTAATAAGCCAGTTTTTTCTGGCGCTTTTTTAAGGCTCATGTAATAAGCCAGGCCCGCGGCTAAACAAGGGTAAAACCTAAAGGGCAAGTCTAATGTGTTTGCACCAACATCTGCATCATCCATCCTGGTCAACACATTCATGTAAACCGTATAAGTGCTAGATTTGTCCGGCACCGGCCAAACAGTAATGGTAGGCGTGGTTTGTTTGTTGACAAATACCTGGTTAGGTTTGCCTGTAGTAGATTTTGTTGCCAGGTGGCTGTATTCAGCACGACTCATTCTGTTTAGAGGTAAATCGGTAGTGGTGTTGTTTACTGTTTCCCTAACAAATATATCTAAAATGTCGATCGGAGCTGTGGCGTTGGTACTATCAATGTTGTATGTGCGGGTATCTTTAACCATAGCAACGGTTTTTTCAGTAACCGTCCATTGGTTTAGGCCTCTGTTTGCCCATTCGGCCAACATTAGGTTAAGGCTTCTGGTGGCCGATTTTAAGTCGTAACCAGTTCTAAGCTCTAGCCCACAGCGCTCAAATGCTTCTTCAACGTAGTCTGCTACGTCTAACTCAAAGTCTTTTGATCCCGATACAGCCATCTATTCCTCGTATAAATTATTGAAAGTTATTGATGGATCTAAATAACTTTCGTGTCCTTCCGCGCTATGCGTCCACTGCGAGGGTTTAAAATCTGGAGCACCTTCGCCTGTCACCCAAAGAGCTGGGCTTGTAGCCCTAACTCGGTTGTTAGGCAATGCAACCAGATTACCTTTCCATTCGCAATCCTCAGTTATATATAATACATGAGATTGCTTGTGTTGTGCAGAGTCATCTGCTATGTGCGAATCGGTGTAGTCAACCGTAAACAAATATTTAGCCTGGTAAAACTCGCTACCAATCTTTGCTATCCAGGGCGAAGAGCTTACACGGTCCATAACAGTAACCGCATGATGTCTTGATTCACAGTCCCAGGGTTGAGCTAAATGATCTTCCATAGGCTGTGGAAAATCTTCTAATGGCATATCAAAAACCAAACCTTGTATTGGCATACGCGCCCACATTGCGCCGCCATGTATGTTGCCTTCGTCGTTGTCTTCACAATCTGCTTCACAGCCTGTAAAAACTACTTGAAAACTTAATGATCTATCGGGAATGGTGTTAACGGCAATGGCCAGAGCATGAATATACTCGTCGTGGTATTTTTCGTGGTTGTGAGTAAACTCGCGCCTTACCCAACACTTAAAGTGCGGAATATTGCTTATGAGGTAAGACACAGATCACCTCTTGGATTTTTTATTCATTGCTCCGCCTTTAGACTTCTTCATCATAGATCCG